ATGCAGTTCTTGCTAACCGTGCTGGCAGCGGCGCACTAACAGTTACAACCAGCAGTGTTCTAAACGGTGCAGGTACATTTACATTTGCTTAATTAGCAGATAATAGTTTCGGGATGGGAAGGGGTGGACTTGTTCCGCCCTTTTTCTTTGACCAAATTTCTTAAACATAGCATATTTTGGTTAAATAAGCTATGTTCTATTATCAAGTGTTTACGCTATTCGACATTACCCCAACTGGGGTAATAAGGCATCCCAAGACAACCGACGCCAATTATCAATCACAGTTACTAAAACGTAATCAACAGCGGAATTGGGAGACCTTGCAACAGGTCTTGGCCATGCGAGCACAGATTTTTATAGAAGATCCACCGCAAATGCTAAAAACCTGCAAGCAGTTTCCGCGTAAGATTTTTAAAAACACACAGGCTTGGAGTTTTCAATTTGGGGTAGAACAAATTGAAATATACGGCGACAATTTGCAACTGCTGTTTGATGACTGTCATGGGATTCCTATGATACTGGATCTAACCGAACGTGCCGCAATTGCTGAACCAGTAATTGACTGTTGGAGCAGCTACAAAAATATACACATAGAACCTGTGGAATCCACTCAATAAATACTACTGTTTGCATTATGATATTAAGGGATTACCATGTCTAGCACCGATATTGAAAAGAAAAACCTTGAAGCGCACGTTGAACTGTGTGCCGAACGGTATAAAAGTCTGGAGGACAAATTAGATAATCTAGATCAACGGGTTACTGCGATCGAAAAGAAAATTGATCACAAAATGCAGGCAATTGAATCCAAAGTCGAAGATAAGTTTAGTGAAATCAAACGTGCTATCATTGAGCTACAAGAAAAACGCAATACACAACTCATTGGATGGGGTGTTTCTATTATTGGAGCACTAATCTCCATTCTCCTCACACTGCTGTGGAAGTTTGTTATACATTGATAATCTAGTCAACCGCCCAAAATGGTGTAAATAACTGCATATTTTGGGTGTGTAATGTATCAAATTTTACAAGATCGAATAAGTCAATTTTTACAAAAAGAGTTGTTGAATTATCAACTCAATGGACTGATTATTAAACGACTTGACAAAGAAGTTTATAAAATTTCAAATTATCAGGTACGCACAGATTCTTCTACAGTAGAAGATTCTACTGGACAACTTTATCAATTTTTAAATCCTACAACAGCGGTAGTCTATTGCTGTTTGATGACTATAAATCACATCAATGATGCTGTTGTTATACACAATCTCAACGGTGAGTTGTTGAGACTATATGAAAAAATTTTTCGTTTAAAGCGACGTATCAAACAAGTATCCGATAACTTTGTTAGAGATGTATCTGTTTCTAGATTAATCGAATATGAAAATCAATTTGCAGGCAAACTTGAACAGTTGAAGAAAAATATTGATCGAGCTAAATATATTATAAAACCAGGACAGACAAATGGAAGTTAAAGACATGTTCAATCGACCCAAGTTTAACAAGTTGAATAGACTACTTGAAAATCGTTACGATTACAGTTTTAACACTGCATCGTTAACTGTTCCCTCTGCCAAGCGCATGTTGGGTTTAGTTGAAACAAAGATTCAAGCAGCTCAGCAATCGCACCAAGTGCATACTGCTCAAAAAGATCCTGCTTACTGCCAAATGTTGCTAATGCGTGAAAGTCTTAGTGCGTGGATCAATGAGCGTCAGCTTATGGAAGGTGAGTTGGGCGAAGCTGAAGTAATTCTAGCGGCTAAAAACATTACTGACAGTGTTCAAAAAATGGTTGAACAAGCAGGTAAAATTGCCAACGAGCAGTTACCAGCACTAACAACTGCTATTAGAGATCAAATTGGTATGGAACAAGCCGAAACTTACAAAAATACTGTAGGTCAAGCCATTAGCGAGTTGGTAACTCAGTTAAGTACAGCACGTGATCAATTGGATAAAAGTGTACTGGCACTAACTGGACAAAATGTACAAACTGATATGGCCATGCCCGAGCCTGCAGCTGGTGGAGAGATTCCTGCACCAGATAGTGAACAAGTTCCTTCTCCTGAGGCTGGCGACGACTTTGCCGCTAGCGATGCTGAAACTGGTGGTACTGAACCCTTAGGTCGTGCTCGTAGATAATGTTGCTTTATGAATTCACTGATAATGAGCACCCTGTTCAGGGTGTTCTAGCACTGCTTGGTGTGATTAAATCGCATTATGCAAGTGGCCGAGCAACGCCAAAAATCAATACCGTAAGTTTTTTAAATTTGGCCAAAAATGTGGGCCTTACTTTGGATTATGAATCCTTTGCTGAGCTGTACGAGAAGAACAGTACATTAAAAAACGTCATTAAAAACTTCAACAAAAAGTATATCATTTTAGCGCAACCAGATGACGATAGCAGCGACCATGCAGGCCCTGCTGCACAAAGCGCAGATGCTGCAACAGTGTCGTCTATGGCCAACAAATCAGTAAAAATTTAACCAAGATATTTGCTTTCCCCAGTAAAGTCTGTTAAAATTGTGTTAAAGGCACATCCCACTGCATATATAACCAAGTGGGGTAATTTACATGATAACCAAAAAATTTGACTACATACAATTTGGCCGCAGCACAGAAAACGGTGTTAGGCACTATCTTACCAACACTGGAGAACGACTACCCAGTGTTACTACTATACTAGACGCTACCAAAACTGAAGAAAGTAAACAAGCGTTACAAAACTGGCGCAATCGAGTTGGACATGACCGAGCGCAGGCCATAACTACTGAAGCAGCAAGTCGTGGAACTAGGATGCATACTTACTTGGAGCGTAAAATACTCAACGATGACGTAGGCCCAGTACCCGGCAATCCATTTGCTCAGCCCAGTTGGCTTATGGCACATGCTATAGTAGAAAGCAGTTTTCACAAGGTTGATGAATTTTGGGGAACTGAAATACCTCTGTATCACAGTGGCTTGTATGCAGGCACTACAGACTGCATTGGTGTTTGGCGTGGTGAACCAGCAATTATTGACTTTAAACAAAGCAATCGAGTTAAAAAACGCGAATGGATTGAAGACTACTTCCTACAGTTAAGTGCATACGCACTAGCACATGATCACATGTACGGTACTGTTATTGATCGTGGTGTTATTTTAATGTGCGTTAAACCTGTAGATGACAACTCACCGCCCGAACCACTGGAATTTGAAGTTGGCGGTGCTGAGTTTGCTCAATGGAAAGAACGTTGGTGGGATCGAGTTGAACAATACTATTCACAAATCCATAAATAATTGATAATTGGAATTTGTGAAATATGGCTATTAATGTAATCAGTAGAATTCAAGTTAGAAGCGGCAATGCCGAAGATCTTCCTTTGTTGGCCAAAGGCGAACTGGGTTGGAGCGTGGACACACAACAACTGTTCATTGGCAACGGCACTTATGCTGATGGTGCTCCTACCCTAGGTAATACACAGATATTGACCATTCCTGGGGGAACAATTTCTAGCGATGGCGGAACCCCTGTCGGCGCTGGTGTACTAGACACTATTACCTACACCTTCAAAGGCGATGCTGCTGGGTATACTGCTGTTACCGGAGCCAGTGGTGGCGATACTGTATTGCCTTTACAGTCTATTCTCGACGAAGGCTATATTTCAGTCAAAAAGTTTGGTGCTGTAGGAGATGGCGTCACTGACGATACCGCTGCCATAAATCGAGCATTTTATCAGTTATTTTGTCGTGCTACTAATACACAAATTCGAAGAATAATTTATTTCCCAGCAGGGATTTATAAAATAACTGGCGATGTAGTTAAAATTCCTCCGTTTTGCACAATTGTTGGTGACGGTATGGCCAATACCATTATTAGGCAAACTGATAGCGGGCAATCGTATGTTGCTAGATTTACTAATGCTCAACAACAATACGGGTCCAACTACTTCCTTAGCAATGTTTACACTGCACAATATATCACCATAACAGACATTACATTTGAACACACTGGTAACAAAAGTATACTTTTTGCCGAGGGTGCTAGCAATGTCAAGTTTGTTAGAACTAGATTCCAAGGCTATTTAAATGGTCCTACAGCCGTTAGCAGTCCACCATCTGTCGCAGTTACAACAATCAACAATGTCTATTCTACTCGTGATTGGGTATTTGATAACTGTACATTCAGTAATTTAAACTATGGGTACATGTCTAACAGCGACACAACAAATATAGTTTTTACCAATTGTAGCTTTTTTTCATTAGTAAAGGGTATTGTATTGGGTACAAGCCCATTAGATTCCGGATCTCTTTATGGCCCACAGCGATACAAAATTCTCTACTGTGATTTTTTCAAAATTGCCAGTTATGCCTTACAAGTTGACACAGGAGAAAGAATCCTGTCACAAGGCAACACTTACAGAGATGTAGGCAACAACCAACAAGGCTACGTACAGCCAGTTATAGAAAACATTAAATTTGCCAGCAGCTCAAGTTCGTCTGTTAATGATTTCTTTGATAGACCAGCTTCTAAAGCGTCTTATGTACCTTACATAGCATATGGAGCAAATGCAGGTCAATTTTATGGATTTTCTTCATTCAATAACCTAGTAACTTCAGCAGGATTTACTAAAACACTGTATAATAATACCAGTACAGAGTCACCAGTGGGTTTAGAAATTCCTAAATCGGCTAGAGGGTTTGAATTCTATTATACTATAACACGACAAATTGGTAATGCTATACACACAAGGAAAGGACGACTAATATCCACAGCATTAACAACTGCTGACGAGTATAGCGAATCTGCAGTATTAGGAATTACATTAAGCGTAGCTGATTCAATATCGGGCTTGAACTATGCGATTAAATATACCATGGACACTACTAGTCCTGGTGCTGATGCTATGCTTGCAGGTTACATAAACTATGTGGATGTGCCTGACCTACCATTTGTTACTATCACAACGACAACAACTACGACAACAACTACGACAACAACCACAACTACAACAACACCGGCACCTACAAGCACAACAACTACAACAACACCGGCGCCATCTACAGTGGTATCTAATCCAGTAATTTCTGGTACTAGTGGTGCAAGTATAGGGTCAACGTTGTCTGTAACAACCAATGCTGTTTGGAATCCCGCAACTACTCCTACAGGTAATATGTGGTTGTTTATGCCTTCAACTGGAAATCCTGCCACTGCAGGCGAAGGTGGCAATAGCAATGGTTACTGGACACGACAAGGTGTTAGCATCACATTTACTATCCCGGCAACAGCTACGGCTTATGTAGGCGGATCTAATCAAACTGTTAGTACAGTTGGCGGTTGGTGGAAAGTTCGACAAGCACCAACAAGTGGTGGCGCTGATGCATTTTCAAATTATCTTGGACCAACTCCGTAAAATCAACTATATATCAAATGCAAAAAAACTTAATCTACTTAGACAACGATACTTTCTTGACAGTAAATAATCAACAACTCGTCCAGTTCTCATATCAAGAAAGCTAAGTAAGTAACTACCCAAAAACAAAATGCTACAGCTTGAAAAAAATTTCAAGCAGGATTTCTGTACCTTAAAAAAACATAAAGGAAGTGTAAAGATGGTAAAAATTGACGTAACGAGGGATCAACTATTTTCTGAACAAGGGTTAGATTTAGTAAACAAATATTATTCAGATGGCAAAGAAGGGGTACAGCGAGCAATAGCACGAGCAGCAACAGCATTTAGTTATGGCGACAAGGATTTAGCACAATTCATTTACGATGCAGCAAGTCAACACCATTTTTTCTATTCTAGTCCAATTCTCAGTAATGCACCTGATGGTGAATGGGATCCCTCAGTCGATTACACAGATCCCGAGTTTTGGAAACCAGGGAATACAGAATTAAGAAAACGTGCTTGGTTAGGTACAAAGCCCAAGGCACTGCCCATCAGTTGCTTTTTGGGCTATGTTGAAGACACCATCTCTGGACAAATCTCCAGCAGCAGCGAACTGGCTCTGCTGAGTGTTGCTGGCGGCGGAACTGCACTACACAATGGTATTCGTGCAGTGAGCGAAAAAGCACCTGGCCCTATTCCCTACATCAAGACCATTGACGGGATTATGGGCTACTATCGCCAAGGCAAGACTCGCCGCGGTAGTTGTGCTGTGTACATGGACATCAACCATCCCGACATATTAGAATTTATTAAAATGCGTACACCGAGTGGTGGAGATACAGCTCGCAAGATCACCAATCGCAAAGGCGTACATAATGCTGTTAACATCACACAGGACTTTGTTGACGCAGTAAACACAGGTGCACTTTTTGAACTAAAGTGCCCACACAGTGGAGAAGTACGTGACGTTGTACCAGCACGTGAGCTGTGGGAGACCATCTTAGAAACACGTGAACTAACTGGCGAACCCTATATTTGGCTCAAGGACAATGCCAACGCTGCACTACCCGAGTCGCAACGTGAACTAGGCCTAGTTAATCGTGGTAGCAACCTCTGCAGTGAAATTAGTTTGCCTACCAGTGCTGAACGTACCGCTGTATGCTGTCTTAGCAGCGTTAACTTGGAACGCTACGAGGAATGGAAGGACACTGGCTTAGTAGCTAAACTAACAAGATTCCTCGACAATGTTATCCAATGGTTTATTGACTGGAGCCCTGAAGAACTACACAAAACACGCTTCAGTGCTGAACGTGAACGTGCTATTGGTATTGGTGCTATGGGGTGGCATAACTTTTTGATGAGCAAAAACATTCCTTTTGAAGGTGGTGGATTCAACAGTGCCACACAATGGAATCATGTAATCTTCTCACGTATGCGAGAAGAAGCTGTTGCTGCGAGTCAACGCTTGGCATCGGAACGTGGAGAAAGCCCTGACATGGCGGGTACAGGACGTCGCAACAGCCACCTTTTTGCTATTGCTCCCAATGCCAACAGCTCTATCTTGTGTAACACTACACCCAGCATTGAGCCCATGGCCAGTAATGCCTACACACAAAAAACACGCAACGGCATCTTTCAAGTACGTAACCGCTACTTGGAACCAGTGCTGGAAAAATACGGCACAAACACGCCAGAAACTTGGAAAAACATCGAAAAGAACAACGGTTCTGTGCAACATTTGGCTGAATTAAATGCCGAAGAAAAGGAAGTGTTCAAAACTGCATGGGAGATTGATCAGCATTGGTTAGTGGAACATGCTGAAGCACGTCAGCAGTACATTTGTCAAAGTCAAAGTTTGAACTTGTTTTTCCTACCTGGATCAGATCGTGCTTACATTAACAGCGTACATTTGAAAGCCCTACGTAGTACTATGCTAAAGAGCTTGTACTACTTTAAAACAGGTGCTAAAGTAGCTGCTGATACTGTTAAGGAAATGCAGCGAGTCAAGCTAGAAGATTGGAAGGAAGCTACAGAGTCTGAGACTTGTGTTGCTTGTGAAGGTTAAAAAGGAAAAATTATGTCATTATTAGAAACAAGTAAAACTTATGTTCCTGCGTATCCTGAGTTTGTGGAGATCACACGCTTGCATGAAGAACTGCATTGGCACGAGGGCGAGGCCAAACTGCAAGAGGACGTAGAGCAGTGGAAGACCGGCAAAATTACCGAACAAGAAAAATACTTTATCAACAGTATCCTACGTCTCTTTGTTCAAAGCGACGTAGCAGTGGGCGGTGACTACTACGACAACTTGATTCCGGTGTTTAAAAACAACGAGGTACGCAACATGCTAGGCAGCTTTGCGGGGCGTGAAGGCGTACATCAACGTGCCTACGCCCTGCTCAGTGACACTTTAGGCTTTGGCGACAACTTTTACCAAGAGTTCCTTGAGTACGAGGACATGAAGGAAAAGTACGAGTACATGATGGACATGAACAATCGCAGCTATAGAGAAATTGGCATCAGCTTGGCCAAGCAGGTACTGATTGAAGGTGTGTGCTTGTTTGCCAGTTTTGCCATGCTGCTAAACTTCCAGCGATTTGGCAAAATGGCTGGCATGAGCGACATCAACTTGTGGAGCATTCGCGATGAAAGCGTACATGTGCAGGGCATTGCACTGTTGTTTAGAAAGTTCCTAGCTGAACATCCACGTGTGGTCAACAACGAGTTTAAGAGCGAGATCTATCTCACTGCTGCGAAGGTGGTAGAACTGGAAGATAAATTCATTGACCGTGCGTTTGAGATGGGTGGTGTACAAGGTATTACCAAAACCGAAGTCAAACAGTACATTCGTGCTGTGTGCGACTATCGCATGACACAATTGGGTTTCAAAACACAGTTCAACGTTGAAAATCCTTTTGAGTGGTTGGACTGGTTGACCAGCAGCAACGCTATTGAAAACTTTTTTGAGACCAACACTGTGGGCTACAGCAAAAATGCCATGGTAGGCCACTACGCAGCAGCCTATTGACAGCGGCAGGGTTTGACTGTATAATGTTAATTTAAAAGGTAAATATTATGCTAGTCAAACTCAATTACACTACTGGTGACATTGTCAGTTTCAAATTAGTCAACGGTGATGAAATTTTGGCTCGGGTAGAGGGTACTACTAACCAAGGCTGGACGCTGTCCAAGCCACTAAATGTTGTACCTAGCAGTCAAGGCATTGGTTTAATGCAGTCTATGATGGCCATGGACATTGAACACACAGTTGAACTGTTCAGTTCTGCTGTTATGATGCACACGCCGGTAGTAAAAGAGTTATCTGACCACTATATATTAACTACCACTGGAATTCAACCTGTTACCCGCGGGAGCATTATTACAGGAGCATAGTATTGAAGATAATACTAGGATTGTGGGCTTTAATAGCGACCACTACGTGTTTTGGAATTAATTACTATCACGAGCAACGAGCAGTTGCTAGAGAAAACGAAATTGCTGCTCAGTATCGTGAAATTAAGTATGTAGACGAACAAGATCGAGTTGCAACTCGCACCGTTAATCAGCGCGAGTTGACTTGTCTAGCTGAAAACATTTACCACGAAGCTGCTGGTGAAAGTCTAGCAGGTAAAATGGCTGTGGGATTGGTTACACTGAATCGAGTTCGCAGTGGTAAGTTTGCAAAGACTGTTTGTGGTGTAGTTAATCAGCGTGTTGGCGGAAGTTGTCAATTCAGCTGGCGCTGTGAGCCCGGATTAGTTACAAGAAATAACCAACAATGGCGAGACAGTTGGCGTATTGCTACATATCTAATGACAGTTCCGGCTTTTGACATTACTGCTGGGGCCACATACTTTCATAACCAAACAGTTAAGCCCAATTGGAAAAATCTAAACAAAACTGGTAGAATTGATAACCATACGTTTTATTCTAGACCTAAAGAGCGAAAAACTCAACGAGATATGCAAGTGGCTGCTAAACTTTAAGTTAAATACTAATGTAACACAACTATAAGGAGTCGGTATTATGACAAGTTTTGAAGAAAACGTGAGTGATATTTACGAAAAAGAAATAACCGATACCGATTTTGGGTTTATTATTACTAATTCAGGAGAATTAAAAACTGTATTTTTTCCTGAAGACTATTCAGGGCATATGCCGGACAAGATCAAAGAAGTCTTATATCTAATGGGTGTAGACGATCCTGAAAGTCTAGCCAGCGTAACTTTGCATTGACCCCGGGTGTTGTAGAGATACAACACCTGCATTTTGGTTGACGCCCATTTGGGTTGGTGCTATAATTACTACATGGACACCACAACTCCCCCAAAAAAGCGCAAGCGGCGTAGTGACAGTACCCATGCAGTTTACTGCTTGGAAAACACTGTCACTGGCGAGCAGTACATTGGCATCACTGTTGCTAGCGGCAGTGTAAACCGTGCGCTCAAGGTGCGTGTTCAAAAGCACATTCAGCGGGCACTAAACGAAGACAAGCCCTGGACGCTATGTGCGGCAATTCGCACATACGGCGCTGAAAGTTTTACTTACTGGCTAGTGGAAAAGGTGCGCGGACGACTTGCTGCTCATGCGCGTGAGCGTGAACTGATTCGCGAATACGCTCCGGCACTGAATACTCGATGAATACTTATCCTAAAATGACTGCGCGGGTCTACGACAAGCGCGGTCGCTTGCTGAGTGAAGGTACTAACTTTCCCAAAAAGACTCATCCCAAGCAGGCACAATTGGCCGCCGAAGCTGGAGAAGATTATAAAATTTATCTACATGCTGAAGTGTCGGCGCTGGTCAAAATACGCAAAGGTGTCCCACACAAGATACACATTGAACGTTATGGGGCGAATGGCCGTCCACTAAATGCCAAACCTTGTCCTATTTGTGAATTGGCTATACGTGAAGCAGGCATTAAATTGGTAGAATACACCATAGGGTAAAACCAGTATAAATACTGGTTATGCTATTTGGATATGTAATTTTAGCCACAGCTTTATTGCTGAGTACAGTAGCCGCTTACTACTCTATTTCTGGCCTTACTGCTATTTTCGCCGCTGCTGTTGTACCGGTGATCATAATGGGCAGTGCACTAGAAATGGGCAAAATAGTAGCCACGGTATTTCTACATCGCAATTGGTCAAGACTAGGGTGGGGATTTAAAAGTTACTTGGTGCCGGCAGTAGTACTGTTAATGCTGTTGACCAGTTTGGGAATCTTTGGTCTGCTGTCTAAAGCGCATAGTGATCAAAGTCTAGTATCAGGTGACAGTTCAAGTC